TACTGACGGCGACGTTATCAACGCATCGGATTCGAACGATGAGTTCGACCAGTTATTAGCCGCCTTCAACAACTCGACAGGTCACAAACACGATGGTACGGCTGCTGAAGGTCCGGTCATTGGTTTGATTGGTGACCCCGGCGTAACAACTCCGATAAACAAGGTTGTTGTTGACGACACGAACAACCGTGTTGGTTTCTTTGTTGATGTTTCCTCCGTATCAACAGAGCAGCTACGAGTCCAAGACGGGGCTGTTGTTCCTGTAACCGACAACGATGTTGACTTAGGTGCGAGTGGTCTTGAGTTCAAAGACTTGTACATTGATGGTGTTGCCTACGTCGACAGCATTGCGATGCCAACCACAACGGTTACGGACATCCTCGACGAAGATACCATGTCTTCCGACAGTGCGGCGGCTCTTGCAACCCAACAATCCATCAAAGCCTACGTTGATGCACAGGTGACTGCTCAAGACCTTGACTTTCAGGCGGATACGGGTGGCGCACTCAGCATCGACCTCGACTCTGAAACCCTCACCCTTACAGGTGGCACGGGCATCGACACATCTGGGTCGGGCAATGCCGTCACGTTTGCCATCGACTCAACCGTCGCAACCTTGACAGGTTCGCAAACTCTGACCAACAAAACCTTGACAACACCTGTCATCGCCACCATTTCGAACACGGGAACACTGACCCTACCCACCAGCACGGATACATTGGTTGGTAGAGCCACAACCGACACCTTGACGAACAAGACTATCGATGCTGACAACAACACCCTTTCAAATATCGAAGTAGACAACCTCAAGTCAGGTGTCCTCGACACTGACCTAAGTTCTGTTGCTGCTACCGACACGACCCTCGCTTCGGCGAAGGCAATCAAAACGTATGTCGACGCACAAGTCACTGCACAAGACCTTGATTTCCAAGCCGACACAGGCGGTGCATTAAGCATCGACCTCGATAGCGAGACCTTGACTTTCACGGGTGGCACGGGTATTGATACGAGCGGTAGCGGTAATGCCGTGACGTTCGCAATCGACTCAACCGTTGCAACCTTGACGGGTTCGCAAACCTTGACGAACAAGACCCTTACCACTCCCGTAATCAGCACGATTTCAAATACGGGTACGGTAACTCTTCCGACAGCAACTACAACCCTTGTTGGACGGGATACCACCGACACCCTGACGAACAAAAGCATCGATGCTTCTCAGCTTACCGGAACCGTAGCCAATGCTCGTCTGGATGCGGAACTTCAAGCTCTTGCAGGGCTGACATCTACAGCAGACAAGGGCATCCAGTTCACTGGTAGTGGTACTGCTGCAACCTACGACCTCACCGCTGCAGGTAAGGCTCTGCTTGACGATGCAGACGCCGCTGCTCAACGCACTACTCTCGGTTTGGGAACGGCAGCAGTTTTAAATACAGGAACATCTGCTGGTAATTTGGTTGTATTAGATGGTTCAGCTAAACTACCTGCAGTAGACGGTTCACAGTTGACTAACATTACTGTAACCGAAACAGACCCATCCGCTCTAGCTTTTGCTATCGCATTGGGTTGACAATCACACAAAAATAGTTTATAATATATCCAAAGAGGGATTACTATGGCAAACGCTTTCCTATCAGAAACAGACACAGCAGTTGGAACGTCCCCAGCGACTATTCTAACTTGTGGTGCTTCCACCGAAACCACCATCATTGGTCTGAGCATTGCTAACATCGTAACAAGTCAAATCACCGTAGACGTACAGCTTGATGCTTCAGGACGTACCAGTGGTGCAGAAGACAGTGTTTACCTTGTTAAGGATGCTCCAGTGCCAGTTGGTGGTTCTTTAGTTGTGGTTGGTGGTGACCAGAAGGTAGTGCTAGAGCCGGGTGACGCAATCAAAGTCACATCGGATACGGCATCATCTGCTGACGTTGTTCTTAGCCATCTTGACATTACATAAGGAGTAGGGGCATGGCCTATCAAGGTAACGTACCTGCAGCTTCGTATCTTGCTACACCAGCGGTACAGCAGTTTAATGGTGACGGCACAACAACTACATTTACCCTGAACCGCACAGTTGCTACGAAGCAAAGCATTATTGTGTCGGTTGATGGCGTTGTCCAAGATGCGGCTAGTGCCTACACTGTTCCTGATGGTGTTACCCTGACCTTCACTGCTGCCCCTTCTAGCGGCACTGCGAACATCTTTGTGAACTTCCTTGATTTGCCAATCGGTACGGTCACTCCCCCTGATGAGTTCAAAGGTAACTTTAAGAATGGTGGCATGTTCCGTATCAATGCCCAAACCTTGAGTTCGGACATTACCATTGTCGGAACTGAGAATGCTAACGTAACTGGACCGCTTACCATAGCATCTGGTGTAACATTGACCGTAGATAGCGGTGGAACATTGGTGACACTATGAGTACATTAAAAGCAGATACAATCCAGAACACATCTGGCGGTGCAGTCACGCTGACTAAGCAGAGTGCGGCGAAGTTTTGGATTAATATAAATCAAATTACTTTTGTTGTTGCAGATAGTTTTAATAACTCAAGCAATACAGATGACGGTGCAGGATTAACAACCTGTTCATTTGTCAGCTCTATGAATAACTCAGATTACAATTTTTCTGCAAATAGAAGTGGAAACACAGGTAATACAAATGGTTTTTTAGCAGAACGAACTTCTCAAACAACATCATCTATTTCTGTTTCCAGTAAATTCTTTGACACTAGTAGCATATCTGTTGCTGACACTAGTGCATTATGTGCAAGCACTCACGGAGACTTAGCATGAGTACCATCCTAGTTGACAATCTCACAGGCAAGACCTCTGCTGGCTCTATTACTGTAACCAGCGAGGGCGGTGCGGCTACGCAGTCACTACAACAGGGTTTAATAAAAGTTTGGGCAAGTATAAAAGGAACAGGTACTGTTTCTACTAGAGACAGCGTTAACCAAAGTAGTGTAACCGACCACGGTACAGGTGCTTATTCTTCTAATTTTACATCAGCTATGTCAAATGATGACTTTGTAGGTAGCATTTCAAACACGCTTGATGATGGTGTAAATTCAAACGGACAATCTAGTTGTATTGAAAATAACAGCACAGACCCTGAATTTACAACAACAACAGCAAGAGTTGTTACAGAAAACACAGCTTATAACAATAATGATAGCCCGTATGTTGGTATTACAGTAATAGGAGACCTCGCATAATGGCTGGAACAATTATAGCAGATACCCTGACCCACAGCACCGCAGGTTCGGTGACTACGGACTATGTTGTTAATGGTAGTGCGAAGGCTTGGGTCAATTTTAACGGCACAGGTACTATTGCGGCTCGTGACAGTTTTAATGTAACTAGCTTAGATGACAATGGCACAGGAAACTATGATGTAAACTTTACTAATGCTATGGGTAATGCAGATTTCTCATCTCAAGTTACAGCAGGTTATAGCGCAGACACAGGACGGTATGGTGAAAACTTAGCATATAACGCTTCATTTGCTACCGTAGGTGCAAGAAACTCAAGTGGTACTAGTGTAGATAATGCTGGTATTGCCGTCACAATTTCGGGAGACCTTGCCTAATGCAGACACCTGACTTCAAAGGCACTCACCTATTTGACCGACTATGCTGGGCTAAGGAAAACCTAGACGGTGTGCAGTCTGACTATCGTGTAGTCTATGAGGACAGCATTGATGAGTGCGCCAAGATACTTGTGCCTGACCCTAACTGGATGGCTTGCGCTTTACAAGGCGGCATCCTACCACCAGTGTGGGTGTATCACGAACTAGCTAAAGACGAAGCACAACCTGATTTCAAGAAGCATACTCGTGGCTATTTACTGCATACGACTGAGCCAATGCCAGCGATGACAGAAGAAGAAGCCATTGAGTATTTGATTATGAAGGACATCCCTCAGTCTGTGTGGCAGAACTGGGATGAGGGCAACCGCCCGAAGATGGTTATCTGCAAGAAAGAGCAACTGCCATCTACAAGAACGTGGCGCAATGCGTGGCGTATATCTGATGAACTTAACTTAGCGGCTTAGGAGTATATTATGGCTGTTGCAACATACATCGTAGATAAGGACGGTAATCAGATTGATGCGTCAACTGCAACCGTTCCAAACAATCGTGACTTTCGCGGAGCGTGGTCACTCTCAGGCAACGTGATTAGCGAAGACCTGACCAAGGCAAAAGAGATTTTCAAGGACAAGGTGCGTGAGGTACGCAACCCTAAACTAACAGCTCTTGATGCCGACTATATGAAGGCACTTGAGGATGGTGACACTGCCGCACAGTCAGCTATTGCGACTGTTAAACAGGCACTGCGTGATGCACCAGCCGCCTCTGCTATTGATGCGGCTACTGATATGGTTGGCTTGAAAGCCGCTTGGGACGCAAGCCTGTTGGGTGACAGCCCTTACGCATAAGGATAAGACAATGGAAATGAGCAATCTTCTTGACGTTCTAATATTTGTTATAATTGGTGGCGGTGCTTGGTATATCAATCAACTCACTGCTAGGATTAACCGTCTGGAAGAACGCATCAATTCCACCAGAGAAACTTTCATTCACAAGGATGAGATGTCTTCAATGATGGGGCGTATCGAGGACAGGTTTGCTCGGCTAGAAGACTTGCTGCATCGGTTGATGGAAAAGTGAGCCAGGTTCTTGTCATCTTTGTTATCCTGACGCAACAGATGACATTTGTTATAAAGCCTTACGACTTAGATTACTGCCCCAGCTACGAAGAAGCAAAAGCAAATATGTCACATTTATACCAAGAATATGATGTGGGATATTGGTCGTACCAGTGTTTCAATCGAGGCAGTAATGTGTAATGTCAAATTTTGTAGTGGCATTTTCGCTGGTGATGTATCTGGGGACAGGTGATGACCGAAGACCTATTGATACAAATCTCAGATTTTATAATGTGGACGATTGTCTTTATTTTGCATCTCGTTTGGCTGAACGACACGGTAACTATAGCCATATAGATTTCATTGACCCAAGGGACAGGGTTACGACATACTGTATTCCTAAAGCATACGACCCTAGCTTAGTGGAGATATTCTGATGTTAGCTGAGTTAGCCGCTGCTAATGCTGCCTTTGCTGTTATCAAGCAAGCCGTCACTAATGCTGGTGATGTGGCTAGGGCTGG